TTGGTCAGGCGGGGTAAATCATGCTCAAACGCCGGGGCGAATACTCCCCCTGCCGTCTTTATCATCTCGATTTGCATTAATCACCTCTAACTCTCCTGCGTTTTGAGGACATAGCTTTACGACGTTGCTTCCTGTTTAGTGCAGAAACGAAATAATCTGGAGTGGAGATTAATGCTGTTTCGCTTGTAGAAAATCGATATATTCCGTCACCTGAAAGAAGCATTATTTTTTCCTGAGTAGGCATATCACCTGCCCCCTTTTACTGTAAGACCAGCGGCGCGGATGGCTATATCAACGTTATAAGCTGGCCATGCATGGATATAGTCACCGTTATGCTTCACATAAATCGGCCTTCCGAGGTTTACCGCAATGGCCCGCCTGCTTGCCTGCCAACCTTCCCATGCGTAGTTCATAAAATGATTCGAATAACTGTCACCATCGCGACAAATATTACCTTTCACCTGCGGCCACCATTCTGTAATCCACGCCTCAAACTGTTTTTGTGACTCTTCCATATTCCCCTCCACATGCCAGAAGGCTGGCTGCTATTTAATGTTGTCCCAATGCCACTTCGCTAATTTCTTTCCTAGATATTCGCAGAGAAAGACGATTCCCACGCCAAGCAAGCATCCAATAAGCCAGGGCCAGTTCACTCTCCCACCTCCATCAGCTCATCGGGAATTTCTACCTCATCGCCAAGCTTTGCAGCTACTACAGCGCGGCAGATGGCTACACGTGGGTTACTTGCAATTAAACCGCGCCGTTTCCCTTCACCCGTCAGTTCGTTAACGCCAACCCAATGAAAAATCTTTCCTGTAACCGGATCGGCGGACTGATAGCAACTGATAGAAAAACTCTCCATCAACTCCCCGCAATCTTTCCAGTCGGTGGATGGTGAAAACACATAACGGCTATGGCGCTTGTTTTCTTCTCCACACAACTGATGCATACCGTTCAGGTAGACTTGAGCATCCTGCGCTCTGGTTATATGCCCGCCAATCGCTATGGCCACTGCAACGTCAAGTTGCACACCGCTAAGCTCTGATGTTTTTACTTTCACGATTGCACCTCGATTTCTTCTACGCTTTCAACTTCCATAGCGTGATATCGTGTAAAGCCAGCGCCGAGAAAATAACTGAACTCGTTATCTCCGTGGTCAGTTAGGTCGAAAACGTTATCAATGGTTTCGCTGATACCGTCCAAATAATTGATTTTTACTTTCACGATTTATCCCCTTATAGACCGAAAACTGACATCCACCACTTCGATAAGGCGATAACCGGCGGCAGGAAAATCATCACAGCAAGGAAAAGAGCAAATCCCATAACTATTCCGCCTAAAGCTCCGCTTTCCGGACGCCAAAATTTTAATGATTGCTTCATATCTCTATCCTCAAATAAAAAGGCCACTGTGTAAGTGGCCCTGTCAAAATCCGCCTTTGCGGTTTCGTGGTTTTTCTTCCAGCTCGCGTCGCTTGTTTTCCGCAGCTACCTGGTCGGTGTCGTAGATTGATCCATTGCGCTGTTCGCAATAGACCACACCAGAATTGCCATGGCGATTAAGGCGAAGCAAAAGCTCTGTATCACTTTGGTTGGCGTTTTCGTCATAAGCCCCTTCCCTGTAAATCCCAAGCCAGTAGTCGCAGTCCTGTTCAATCTGTCCGGTATCACGCGAGTCACTTGGCAGTGGGCGTTTGTTTGTCCGTTTCTCCAGATCACGGTTCAGTTGCGTGAGTAACACAACAACGCAATCCAGTTCCTTGGCGAGGTTCTTTAAACCTTTCGTGATCATCCCGTAAGCAAGATCGTTACGGTCGGCTTTTTCAGCCGTCATAAGCGTCAGGTAATCAACCAGCACCATGCCAACCTTCCCTTTTTCGCGCTTAATTCTGCGGGACTCAGAGACGATGTGAGACAGAGAGGCGCCGGGGGTATCGTCTATGAACAGGTTTCCACTTTCTGCCATTTGCATAGCCCTGGCGTTTGCGTGTGAAAACTCAGACTGATTATCAGCACCGCGGTAGAAAATATCGGTGTTACAGCCAGATAATTGCCCAACCATACGTTCAAGGATCTGCTTATCAGGCATTTCAAGACTGAAAAGAACAGCCGGTAGGTCTTCACTGATGGCACAGTTGATAGCCAGCTGACTGTACAGCGTCGTTTTACCCATTTTGGGACGGGCACCGATTACCAGTAGCGAGCCACGCACCAGTCCTTTTGGCTGTAGCATTTCATCCAGTGAGGCAATCCCTGTTGATAAACCCCTTGCACGTTGCCGTGGATCGAATCTTCCTTCCAGTTCTGTTACCCAATCCTCCATCACTTCCATGAACGGTCGGGCACCGCGGCGGATTCCTGTTCTGCCATGCTCAGCCATATGCGTAAAAATCGCCTGGATGGCTTCATATTTCTGTGCGGCCGTCATTCCATTGCGGGCATAAAACAGCTCAGTTGCCTCGGTCATCCTCTGAATTCCGTAGCGCTCCATGGCTGCTTCGCGTACCGAAATGGCATAGGCGACTGAATTAGCTGCGCTGGGCATCACCTTGGTTAGTTCAGAAAGATATGCAAAGCCGCCAACCTGAGACCCCAAACCTTTGCTTTCCAGTGCGTCGTAAAGCGTCAGACCATCCACAGGCTTGTTCTCCCGGTACATCTGCCGCATTTCTTCGAAAATTACCTGGTGGGCGCGGCTGTAGAATGACTCCGGCTTCAGGATGGAAAGAACTTTCTGGACCCGCTCGCTGCTGTCGTCGTCAATCAGGAGACTGCCAAGAACACTTTGCTCTGCTTCAAGGTTATGCGGTGGGGAAAAAATACTATCGGTCATCTTTGTCTCCTTCCCGGACTTCGATGTAGAGCTTGGCATTCAGGAAACTGTCGAATTTCATGCGTCGCCATGTCTTACCAGTTTTCTGGTCCGGGCGGTCTTCCAGCATCCAGCGGCAGTTTTCGCTGATGTATTTCAGGTATCCACGAAACCCCTCCATGTCCAGAGGCTTTCCGTCCAGTTCGCGGGCAATCTTGTTCGCCTTTCCCCAGAAGTTGCGGATCATGTTTTTCCGGTCGTCAGTGAGAGCCCTCCATCCCCTTGCCTCTGGCAGTTCGTCTTTCAGGCATTGCCAGACTTCTTCACAGGATATTTTTGCCCGGGCTGGTTTCTGCTTTTCAGCCTCTGGATTTCCGTCGCGAGTTGCACACTCATTAGGTTTACCTAATGAGTTATTAGTTAATAAATTCTTTGTGGCACTCTGTTGGCAATCTGTTGGCACAACCTCCGCTACAGCCCTTTCCTGATGCGGGTTTGCGATGGCACTCTGTTGGCATTCTGTTGGCACAAAAAATTGCTGATATTCGTCATATTTCGTGACTGTCAGCAGGGTGAATTTTTTGTTCGCCAGCGTGGTGATCATGCCCATTTTCTCAAATTTGTTGAGCAGGTATTTAATCCTGTCCGGTTCAATCCCTGTTTCACGCGCCAGCGTGTTCCGGCCCGTAATAGTCTGTCCACGACCAACCGGATATTCTCCAAATTCCGTGGTGACGTTAGCAGCCTCATGGTTAACTCCCATGATGAGATGTACCCAGAGGTGTACAGCTTCGCTATCCGTCCTGTAGAACGGTAATTCACGTATTTTACGGTGCAGGAATACCAACCCCTGCCCTGATGATTGAGGCTTCTCCATGGGCTTATGAGACCCTCTGAAATCGGATATTCGGAGAACGTTACTCATGACCTTTACCTCTGAATAATTGCTTAACCCTTTCCCACTCAGCCCGGAATCGACCAGGCTGCTTGAAACCGGACAGGTAGCGATCACGAATAATGTTTTTGTGTAATTTGTCCTGGTCAGGACTGAGTGGCTTGCTCATTGTCAGCTCCTACAGGCGCATTGGCATGATGATTAACTGCGCATTACCGTAGGCGCTATTAAACTCAATCAGCGATGCCTCGGTATTTCCATTGGGCTTGATTTTTATGCCGCAAAATTTCGGGTTATAAAGTTTCGCAGCCTTTTCGATATCAGCCAGGTAGCTGGCATTGAAGCCGATCTCATCAGTGGCTTTGTTTTTGTACCCACGAATGATGCGCTGAACGTCTGGAAAACGACCATCGACTACCTTGCAAATACCAGCCGAAACGGATGCACCATTCGCATCCAGGTATGTGACGATGCCGGTATTAGTGTCGATTGAGGCGGTTTCAAACTTAGTCACCTTCGGTCCGCTGATAGTGACGATGACATGATCGTCCAGCCCTTCAGTTGTGTGCTCACCGATAAAGGCGCGGTGGCCGTCAGTTGAGTAGAGTTTTTTGTCCGGAGCAAAACAGATGCCGTTCAGGTAATAACGAACGTCGCCTTTAGCCTGAAAAATCATTGCACTCAGCAGTGCGTTTTTGCTTACTGTCAAAATCATGATATTCTCCAGTTATAGATATTGTGTTGGCGTAACACAGTGTTATCAGGCCTCAAACGTTGGCGCGTTTGGGGCTTTTTCTTTGGTAAGGATTGATGCAACCTGACGGGCAAGATGTGCCATTTCGTCATCGACAACACCCCACTCCAGAACGGCGAGAAGCATCGAGAATTTCGGTATCCAGTCTCGTTTCCACCGGCTAATCTGCGCTTTATCCACACCTACAGCTGCGGCTGTTTTCTCTGTGCCGAGTAATGCGATTTTGTTGAGTAATGCGCTCTCAATGCGGAGCGCCTCATTGCGTTTGTTTGCGTGATCCATTTCGTAGTATTTCCATTAGTGAATAGTTAATGAGCGCACACCCATAACGGGTGACGCATAGTTGTTTATTGATTTGGGATTCGCTTTGCAGCGACGTAGGACGTCATGTCCGTTGTGAAAAGAGCGGTGATGCTTAGGCGGCTTGACTATCGCGACGATTACTCGGGAATGGCTTCAACTCTTCTGCTGACACTGTTCCATCTTCGTGAACAATTACCGTGATATCTCGCTGCGAATTAATGGCTTTGAAAATTGCACTTTGATAAACGCCAAGGTCACTTGCTGCCTTGGTCTGACCAAAACGGTCGGCATAATCTTTAAGCTTTAGACGTTGCGTCATAGCTGACCTCCTTATGTACAAATTGATTATCACCGCAAGAGGTAAATTAGTCAACACATGCGGTGTTAGTTATTTATTCCGTGCGGTGATAAATTTTGCAGATGAGCACAAAAAAGAAACCGTTATCTGCTGAGCAGGTGGAGGACGCACTGCGTCTTAAGTCCATCTATGAAAGCAAAAAAAATGAACTGGGTTTATCTCAGGAATCAGTGGCTGACGCCCTGGGTGTTAGTCAGTCTGCCATTGCGTCAATATTTAACGGCGTGAACGCACTTAACGCCGGTAACGCGGCAGCGCTTGCAAAGATACTCCGGGTTGGTGTTGAGGAGTTCAGCCCATCAATTGCATCTGAAATTGCTGAGATGTATTCATCCCTAGGCAAGAATCAGAAACTAAACCCGAGATATGAATACCCCCTGTTTACTTCTGTTCCGGCCGGCGCGTTCTCAGAAGTTGGATCGTTTACAGAAAATGATGCAAAGGCGTGGGTAGCCACGACCAAGAAGGCCAGCAAAGACGCGTTCTGGCTTGAGGTGAAGGGTCACTCTATGACCGCACCGCAGGGAATGCGCCCCAGCTTCCCGGAAGGAATGCTTATCCTGGTAGACCCGGCTGAAGAGGTGGATGCCGGAGATTTCTGCGTAGCTGGCGTGTTTGGCGATTCCGAGGTCACATTTAAGAAATACACCTGGGATGATGGTAAGCACTGGCTGGAGCCGCTGAACCCAAGCCCGCGCTATGAGAGCATCCCGTGTAACGAGAATTGCCGCATCATCGGCAAGGTGGTTAAGGCACAGTGGCCTGAGGATATCTTTGAGTAGGGATTAGTAGTGATTTTCTCATGTACATAAGCACAGTAAGGCTTGACTTTTGTAAAATTAATCATATTTGAGTTGTTAAGCTCTGGCTTTCAGGTACACTTCAGTCAAGCTCCTATATGCGAGCTTTTGAGGAGAATAAAATGAAAATCTTACGTTGCATGGCCTACCAGCAGGATGGTGTATTTGTCGCTGCATGCTTAGACCTATCTCTTGCAGCGCAAGCAGACACTATGCGTGAAGCTATGGATAAGCTTGAAACTCAAATTAAAGATTTCCTTACTGAGGCGCTTTCTGAGCCTCAGTACGCAGAGCAACTGTTAAAAAGAAAGGCCCCACTTTCTATGTGGCTGAAGTATTGGGTGGTTGCATTTCAGGTTTTCGTGAGAAAACGCGAGCAAGCAAAGTTGTTCGCGGAACCCTGTGATTCACTTGCATAGGTGAAGTGAATGTTTCGGAAAAAATTGACGCCATTGAAGTACGAAGAGGTTATCAGGGGCTTAAAGAAGATGGGATTTGAAATGAAGCCCAAGTCCGGAACATCTCATGAACAATGGATTTTAAAAAATAGCAAAGGCAAGTGGGTGGTTACTGTAGATCAGCATCACGCTCCATTTTCCAAGGACTTGATAAAATCCATGGCAAAGCAAGCAGGAATCAAGGATAGACATTTCCACGCCTTATGTCGTGGCGATGCCACACTTGAGCAAATAGGCTTTGAAATAGTCAGCTAACCCGGCCACCGCGCCGGGTTTTTATTGGCCGTTAGTCAATCGCAGCACTTCCCTTCCGCACTATCTCCGCTGCATCCCTGTTAACCCCTTTCCCAATCACGTTCCCCGTCTCTTTTCGGTACTGCTCCAGCTTTTCAACGACCGCTTCCTGAGTTATCGGCTGATTGGCGAGCGATAATTCCATAATCGCCCGCCCCATAGCTGCAACCATCATGTTCACGCGCTCCTCGTCCAGATTCATAGCCTATCCTCGCTCAGATTTTGACCATCACAAGCTATCACAGGCGGATTGATTTGGCATTTACAAAAATAAATAGCCTTATAAATCATCATCATCAAAACCGCGCGTGATATTTTATCTCCTGCGGTGTTGACTATAAAACCACTTGCGGTGATACTAATTTCATCAGCAGGACGCTGGCGAACAACGAAACGGATAACACGCTCTTTCTACAACGGTGATGGATTCACCTACGTGGCTGCAAAGCCAATTAGTACCAAAGCGTGTGCTTTGGGA